GAAAGCCGGCATCATGGACCAGAAGGCCGAGATTCAGACGCCCACTGAGGGCGTCAACAGCATCGGCGAGCCGACGTTCACCTACTCGGCCTTCGCCACCAGGTGGATGGCACTGCTGCCGCTGTCCGGCGCTGAGCGGATTGCCAGCCTGCAGAACGAGGGCACGGTCACGCACCGGGTGCGAATGCGGTACACCGCGGGCCTCAAGCCCAAGATGCGGCTGGTGAGCGAGGGCCGCACGTTCGAGATCGACTCGGTCGTCGAGCGGGGTCGACGCGAGGAGCACGAGCTGCTGGTCACGGAGGTCGTGGACTGATGGCTGTGCAGCTGGGTATGTCGGTTGACGGCGTCAAGGAAGTCCTGCAGGGCTTCCAGGCGTTGCCCATCGGGCTGCAGCGAAAGTACCTGCGGGCCTCGGTCAACAAGGTCACCAAGCCGTACGTGCAGCAAGTCAAGTCCCTGATCGCTCGCGGGCCGACAGGCAACCTCAAGCGGTCGGTTGGGGTGGTCACAGAAGCCAAGGTCAAAGGCCGCACGCAGACGGCCGTGCTCGGGTTCCGCCGTGGCGACAAGGGCGGCCAGAACGGCAAGGCGTCTGGCTATCACGCCTGGTGGATCGAGAACGGCGTGAAGACGAGGCAGCCCAAGAACGGCCGGGCACTCAAGGTACCGATGGCCATGGCCAAGAAATACAAGTACCTCATGGGCAAGGTGTCTCTGGTCGGCGGAGACGACGGCGGATCTATCTTTTTCCGGCAAGTCAAAGGATTTGCCGGCACCGGTAAGTTCGCATCGTGGGCCGACCAGACGCTGCCGCGTATTCGGGATGCCCTGCAGACCGAGCTCGTCAGCGCCCTTGACAAGGCCACGGCCGAGGCCGCTAGGCGTGCTGCCAAAGGGGGGAAGTAGTGGCTACCGTCACCCATATCGACGAGTCTCTGCTGCAGGTGCTGACGGCTAACTCCGAGGTCGCCATTCAGGCCGGCAGCCGCATCTACCAGGTGCAGGCCCCGCAGGGCACGGCGTTTCCGTGCATCGTGTTCAACCGAGACTCTCAGCTCAAGACGCCGTTTACGCACATGCTTGGGGCTGGCAGTTTGATCCGTGCCACGTACACGTTTTCCTGTATCTCCGACAACCTGCTCGAGGTGCGAAACCTCGCTCGGGCCGTAAAGGCAGCCCTACAATACAAGAGCACGTCTGCCATCCGCCTGGCATCCTGCGTGAGCGAGGACGACCAGACAGAGCCGGCAGCGAGCGGGGAGCAGCTCCCCATATACCGCACGGATTTGTCAGTAGAAGTCACATACAGTGAACCCTGAGCAGGGAGGCTCAGACCATGGCGAATGACATCGGACAGGGCACGTTTGTCACGTTCGGCGGCATCGTTGGCGCTGCCGCGACGCACTACAAAGTCAACAGCGTCTCGCTCGGTGGCGTGTCGCGTGACGTGGTCGACGCCTCGCACTTGCTGACCACCGGTGGCAAGGAGTTCATCGGCAGCGAGTACTACGACCCGGGTGAGCTGACGCTTGAGATCCACCACGACCCTTCGCTCAACCCGGTCAACCTGCTGACAAACGTGAGCACCTCACAGGTCTGCACCATCATCTTCGCCAACGGCGGAGCCAGCACGGCGAAGTGGTCCGCCTATGGATTTGCGTCAGCCTTCGAGGCGTCGGCCCCCAAGGACGACATGATGACCGGCAGCTTGACCATCAAGCTGAGCGGAACCCTGAACGTCGGCTAGTCAGTAGGAGGCGCGGACTGTGGCTCTCACACGTGAGCAGATCAAGGCTAAGCGTGGCGTTCGGCCACGTGTTGCCGTGGACGTACCTGAACTGGGCACGGTCTACGTTGCCAAAATGACTGCCAAAGACCGTGATGCTTTCGAGCAGATGGTGACCGGCGGCAAGGTTGGCGGCGTCAACCTGACCAACATCCGGGCGCGTTTCGTAGCCCTGGTGTGCGTCAACGAGGACGGCACCACGATGTTTGAGGAGGCTGACGCCGAGTGGCTCGGCGAGCTCGACACGGACATCGTGCAAGCCATCGTCGACGAAGGCTTCAAACTCAACGGCATCGGTGGCAACGCACTGGAGGACGCCACAAAAAACTAGAGCGCCGCCCGATCATGCAGTTCCTCTACCGCCTGGCCCTGAAGCTTGGCATCTGGAACGTCGAAGATCCGGGCGGCCTGGCTGAAACGATGAGCGTCGACCAGTTGTACGGCTGGATGGCTGCATTCACGTTGATGCCGTTTGGCGACGAGTGGCTGAGGGACGCGGTACTAATGGCTCAGCAGTACAACGCCAACCGTCCCAAGGGCAAGCCGGCCCTGAAGCCGTGGGACTTCATGCCTGTCGAGCAGCGTCCGCAAACGCAGGACGAGATGTGGCGAATCCTCCAGCAGGTGAGGACATAAGCCATGGCTGCGAAAAACTTCGGCCGCGTTAACGTCTCGATCACCGCCAGCACTGGTGGGCTGACCGCCGGCTTGAGCCGGGCCGGCAAGCAGATGGAGCGCATGGAGTCCAGCGTCTCGTCCCTGCGGTCAAGCATGGGGAAGCTCGTCGCGATCCAGGGGGCCCAGTTGTTCGGCTCGATGGCAACCAGCGCCATGTCTGCGGCTCGCTCCCTGCTCGACCTCGGCAGGTCCGCCGCGTCTGGGATTGCGGCCGCCGTTGGGCACGCGACAGACCTTGGGGAGGAGACGTCAAAGAGCGGTGTGATTTTTGGCGAATCGGCTGATCGCGTGATGCAGTTTGCCCGGAGTGCCGACTCTATTGGTCTTACGACCGCAGCGGCGCTCCAGGCCACCGGATCTTTTGGCAATCTGTTTACCGCGATGGGTCTTGGGAGCGCACAGGCTGCAGATTACGCGACGACGTTGACAGCGCTGGGTGCCGACCTGGCGTCTTTCAATAACGCGACCGTAGACGAGGCCGTTCTCGCTGTTGGGGCAGCTCTTCGTGGCGAATCGGAACCGATACGGCGGTTCGGCGTTCTGCTTGACGAGGCGACGCTTAAACAGGAAGCCCTTGCAAAGGGACTCATATCTTCGACGTCCGGTTCGCTAACGCCGGCAATCAAAGCGCAGGCGGCCTATTCTGCGATCTTAAAGCAGACCACCGCCGCTCAGGGCGACTTCGCCAGGACCAGCGGCTCGCTGGCCAACCTGAGTCGAATCGTCCAGGCCCAAGCCGGTAACGTGATGGGGGACGTCGGGTCGGCCTTCGAGCCGTTGTTCCGTGCAGCGATGTCTGCGATCTCGGAAGTGCTAACTGCAGTACAGCCTTTTGTCTCGCAGGTTTCCGACGCAGTCCGGTCAAGCATAGAAGTCATCGGCGCGGCTATTCAACTGCTCGTGCCACAGTTTACGGCGTTCGTCGGAACGCTCGACGGCGGAAACATCGGCAAGGTGATCGGCGACGGAATCATGCAGGGGGCGCGGTTCCTGGCCGAAATCGGCGACTACATCATTCAGAACTTTAGTAGCGTCTTTCAGTACCTGACGCAAATCGGCGCACAGTGGAGTGCAGTCTTTGACCTTGGTAGCCGCGTCGCGTCGTTTTTTGGTGCGGTCGGAGATACGCTGCAAGCCGTTTTCGGGGTCATCATTCTCGGCATTACTGGCCCAGTCGAGAGCCTCATAGGTGCTGCGAAAACAATCGGAGATGCGCTGTACCTTGACACGTCTAGCCTGGACTCGGCGCTCGCTGGCATGGAGGCGTTCAACAACAAGATCACTGAGGACATCAGCGCCAACGGCAAGTCTGCGTATAAGGGCTTCCGTGATGCGCTCTCGGCCGACGCAGCGCCTGTCGGCGAGGCTATCGCAGGACCGCTGACTACCACTTTGGATAGTGCAATTGCGCACGCGCGAGCCGCTGCGGCTAAGGTAGACGAAAAGACGCAGGGCAGCGTGCGCAAGGTATTGGACACTAAGATCCACCCACCGAACACGGATGCGCTCAAGGCTATCGTGGTTGGCACGTCCGAAGGCGAAGCGTTCCGCAACTCTCTCCTGCGTGGCGCGGACCCGCGGAACGCTGGTGCGGAGGACGAGAAGCGGACAGCGGACGCAACCGAAGAGACGGCCGCCGGCGTTGACGAGCTCGTCGTAATCATGCGTGACCAGTTCGCAATCGCGGAGATTACGGTGTAGGCATGGCCATTACAGATGCACGCATCCTTCGCTCGGTCAAGATTACGGAAGCCAAGAGCGACAAGGGCAGTATTCAGTTTTCTGCCAGCGAGGATTATCTAATCCTCTGCAATGCCAAGAATCCAAACTTTCACGAGATAATGGAGGACAGAACGGCATGGCCTAATCTGGGCAACGTGCCACTGCCTCAGATAGACGATCAGCTAGTTATCAGCGGCAAGACGCTGTACGTGACGACGCGCGACCTGTCCCATTACAAGGACAACGAACGCGCGGTAGTCATGTCCGTGCGATACGACGCAAAGGACGCAGAGGCCGGCAGTGGTGGTGATCCGTCTTCTGGAGACCAAGATGCGTGGGCGCGTGTGACCGTGCAGAGCGTGACAGTTACGAAGCCAGCGCGCGGCTATAAGAGTCTTAATGCAACCGTAGACGCGGATCCCAGGCTGCAGCGTCCGCCAGTGAATTCGGTCGGCGAACCAGTTGACGGGCTCGAAGAAGAAGCCTCTTTGCTGCGGTTCAGCTACACAAACACAATCGCTCCAAATCCGAACTTTCGTGCTCTGGCTGGCTATGTCAACAAGTGCAATCGCTTCACGATGTCCATACTGGGAGTCAACTGTAACTTTTACACAGTGCGGTGCACCGGGTTTAACGCGCAATATGACCAGAAGAATAACGTGTGGTCGGTAAGCGTTGAGCTGCTATACAACCCGCAAGGCTGGGAGATCGTGTACTACAACGTAGGATTCAACGAAATCATAAATGGCCAACGCCAAGCAATCGTTGACCTGAAGGGCAGTCCTATCAGCTCGCCAGTGCCGTTGAGGGCGGACGGCACGCAGGAGTTGCCAGGCATTGACGATTCAGAATCGTCAGAGACAGCAGGAGGCGCTTCCTCTACTCGCGTTCTGTATCCTTATATCTCGACTGACCTGCAATCATTGTTCAGGCAGTCCAATATTTAGAGGTTGACCCGTGGCAAAAGAAATAAC